GTGAAATCAGGGTCCACCGTGAAGCTCGGTGCGTAGGCGCCGCCAGGGAGCCAGTGAAAGGCCCTCAAAACCCCCCCAATGAATGGGGTGGTCGAGAGCTCGACACGGAAGCACCACGTGGCGCGAAACGCGCGGTGGCCCCGCAGGTAGCTCTGGAAGATCAAGTTGGCGTCGCCGTTGAGCATGGCAATCGCGTTGGCGTAAGTGAGCTCCCGCAGGAAGGGGGTAGAGTTGATGTTGCCAGCGGCAACCACCACTGGGGTAGCAAGCATGGTGTCTGCCGGCAGTTTGCGAGGCGGCGCAAGCATGGACCACCAGCTCCTGTCGGTTCGCACAGTAGCGGAGCTACAAGCGTCGTTCAAAAACTGGAGGTTCTGCTGCACCTCAGAGGAGACGGGCGCGGCGTCAGCATCAATGCTGCTACACTCAGTGATGGCCACGGTGGCGGCCTCGGTGGGGTTTTGTGTTTCTTGTGTGGTGTTGGTAAACCATGTGTTGTCTGCAATGGGGTCTGATTCAATCCCCCAACGCATACCGGGTCGGCACTGTTTTACGGGGGCTGCCCGCCAACTTACTGTGCGGTAAGGCTGAAAAGCCAAGTTGCTTCCTGCAGGGGTGCATCGCCTGCGCAGCGACTCGCGAGACCCGGAATGAGCCGCTGCGTGCTATATAAGCCCCCCAGGGCTCTACGGGCCACTTCTAGGCCCGAGACCAAAAGTCCTCAATCACTGTGCGGAGGCACTTGGCCCGCCACACTTCTTGGTTGGTGGCGTCTACGTACCGCCGGTAGTGGGCCACGAGCCCGGAGCGCATCAGCTCGGCGTAGCAGTCCCACACTTCAGGCGTGTGCAGTGACAACTCGCGGAGCGCACACTCAACGTTCTGCTGCACCCGGCCCGGCACGTCATCGCGCCCACGCACCCAGCGGGGAATGCTCAAAATGGACGCGAGGCGGAGCGGCATGAGGCAGCCGCCCTTCTTGTCGGGAACCCAATGGCGCTTGAGGAACTCCACCTCCGTCAGCACGCGAGTGTTTGCACACACTCCATCGCCCTTGTCCTCGGGCGTGTAGGTGTAGCCGCACGTTGAGAGCACAGGGCCCACGGTGTTCTG